GATATTTGACATTTCTCAGACCAGCCAAATGACTTGGCAAATCTTGCAAGCTTGATGTCTTCTTCGCGTATCAGCGCGTAGATAGGCTTCCCAATTAAATCCTCAATAAGAGCAAAGTCCCTCTTACAACCTCTTTTGACTTCAGCCGACCACTTCCTTATGTCGATATGAAACCATAAAAGACCCTCAAAGAACTCCAAGTAAAAGATGTAATCCTCTCGGATACACACAGGTACTTTTCCCGCCCTTAATTCTTGACTCAATTCTAAGTCACCGCTTACCCATTGCGACAACATCAAATCGGTTCACGCCAACGCGCCAGTCCTCTAAGACATTGCCTGTATACCTGACCTTGACCTGTCTGGCAGCAAAACGCACATCTGTCGGTTGAGCTGCTGCATACGGTCCATAAGTCGTCTCAGTTGCCATCGGGTACATGCGAGTCTTGAAGGACACAACGACCTCGCCCAAGGTCTGCTCGTCTGGGATAACCCGACGCACAGAAACGATGTTGTCACCGTTACCGATCTCATACGGTCCAGACTCAGCGTAAGGAGTTGAGCCATCGTAGGTGTAGCCAACTTCGTGCTCGTAGATGTAACCATCTGACGAGATCATCAAGGGATTTGTGAATACACCTCTGTCAGTTCCAGCAGTCCGAGCCAAACTACCAATAGCCCAATGCGCTTCGCGGTAGTTGTACACCACATAGGAGTCGTTCTCATTGCTGGCGCTAGATGGATAAAACCAGATGATCTCTCCATACTTTGAGTTGTGGACAGCGTAGATTTTTGAGCATTGGTTGTAATTAATATTTTGGAAGATGTAGTCGCCAACATCACTTACCAAGGGCTTGACATAACCGTCATAGACCCAGAATCCTGACTTAGACATCCACATGGCTGCCGTATCAATGGCTGCGACTGCCTGTGATGAGATCACGCCACAGCCTGATCCTGCCTTCTCAAAACTGTAAACATAAGGCAGTCCTATGTAGGTAGCCACATGGACATCGACATCGGTAAACAGCAGATTGATACCTCTCACGCGCTTACCGCACTTCAGAGAGCCGACAGAGTTGATCTCAAAGTCACCAGCCTGATTCGTTGTGGATGGTGTCCAAACTGTGTTGTTTTCTTGATCACACCATGAAACCTTGCGTGGGTTACCTGACGCGCCAAGTGCAAAGACAAAGCGCTCTGCCGTTGTCATTACTGCCTCACAATTTGTTGGTGCATTTGTGATGGCAACAGCCTTCGTAGGGGTTGTAAAGCCTAACTGCCACTCCAATAGTTGACCATCAGAACTTGAACACGCGACTAAATATTCGCCCCAAGTATCCATAGTCCAAGTGGTTGCTGGAGCTAAAGAACCCAAGTCTGGACGCGCCACACCGTAGGAATAAGAGCCGTAAGCACCATAGCCATAACCAGTCTTTAGCGTTGCGTCTGTAATGCCAGTCGTAAAGACTGTAGGTGTGATGTCCTTCAAGACTCCACCCTCATTCATGGCGTATAACTTTGACGGTGTACCAGCACTAATCCAACGCGCCCCTGAGTTGTCTCTCCAAGTCAACAATCCTCGCGCAACACCAGTCATTTGTGAGGTTGAGCGCTTACGCCACCCGCCCCAAGGTCTCAATGTGTTCTCAAACCATCTGACAAGGTTTGAGTCATACCAGCGCCCCGCAGACTGGTACTCAGTACCGTTGCGGTAAACGCCAGCAGGGATTTTGATTGGTACGAGTGCCATAGGTCAATTATGCTGAAAGATTGGATACAAATGTCATTGTCGCCACGACTGATGCCGTAGAAGGTCTAGTCGGGCTTGTTCCTGCTGCATACGCTTGGATGGTTATGTTGGTGTCTGGTGTTGACCACCATATCTCAACAAAGTCGTTTGCGTTGAGGGAAATAAAGTAGTTCCATCCAACGATGATATGACCATTGAAAATGCCATGCTTACTTGGCACGCCAACAAGTCCAGCAGAGCCAGCAATGTCAACCCCAGCGCCAGATGCGTCTTTACGCAACCAGATCGTTACATCGTGCTCTTGCGTGTCTGCATTATCAAATTGCACGCTGAATTGAAGGTTATAGATGCCAGCCTGAGCCACGGTCAGCTTAGAGTTTGACGCAACAGTCACACCATTGGCGTAGTCAGTCGTGTTGAATGTCATCACCGTGGCGGTATTAGCCGTAGCCGTTTGGTCTGTGGTGTCTTGAAATGCCCCGTAAGGCATATTGATAAACCTACCACCGCGAGGAGACGCAAGGGATTGCAAGGCATTGGTCAACTTCAGAAAGAAGGTGCGCAATGCACCATTCGTCTGCGCAACAGTCAGACGGTCATACTTATCCTGCGGGTTAGGCAGGTCTGGTACGGCTGGAGTCTGGAGCTGCTGGTAGAAGTTCGTCATACTGCCTTGTTGTACTCGTCTTGCGTCAACAAGCCAATGGCGTATTTATTCTGGGGTCTGAAGATGGTCAGTTTCTGCTGACGCATTGCTGGCGCAAAGGAGATGTGAGTCCAACCCTTATCGCCAAACTCATGGATCATTTGGTCAAACTTGATACCTGCTGCGTCGATAGCCTTGCAGACTTCTAGTGGAGTGCCAAAGCCTTTGCATACAAAGTCAATCGCCCATCCATCCATGTGCGAGCTGATCTTCGATCCACCCACCGCCACATTGACCTCTGGCAGTCGTATCCATGAATTGATATTGATTGGCTTACCAAGCAATGCCCTGACTTTCTCCATGCCAGCAGCAGCCGTTTTCATGTTCTCCAGTTGCTGTGCGTCTGGCTGGTTGCTGATGCCAAGCCTTGTGGCGGTATCAGAGTGCGTCGCCTCTTCAAGCGTAAAGTGCTCACTTAGTTGCATCGTCTTCTCCCACAATGGCCTTTGCAATGGCAGTTGATGCCTTGCGTCCTGAGATACCACCCATAGTGCCTACACCCATAAACGCAATGGCTTTCAAGATTTCAAGAAAGATTGCGTCAATCGGTGCGAGTTCAGCGTCTTGCTTCTCAAAGCCAATCAGCCAAAGAGTACCAAACGCAATGCCAAGCACCATGATGGTGATCGACTTGACGACGAAAGCCCAGACTTGAACCTCGACCTCTTCCACCGTCAGTTGTGGACGATTAGCCCTAGCCAACAATAGTTGCTTTAATAACTCAATCATTTGCGTTTCTCCATTACCTTCTCAACAGTTCTGCCACCAAAGTAAGCCAACATGATCAGTTGACCCCACTCACCCAATAACTTCACATAGGTCTCATTCACATTGATACTGAAAGCAGACATCATGGCGAATAAGAAGTACGCGCTCAGAATCGCTATAAGGGTCAATGGACGAATGTTTTTTGATAGGTAGGAGTCAGACTTCATGTCTGCTTCCCAGCGCTTTGTAACGGCTTCTAGTTCAGCCTTGGCAAAGTCTGCCTCTACCTCTGCCAACTTCGCAGCAGCCGCTGGATCGCCAGCAATAGCCTTTGCAACGGCATCAACGCTATCAGACACGCCAAACTTACTAGCCAAAGCGGTAACAGCAGCGCCACCCATAGGACCAGCGACAGCCATTGCCAGCGTGGGTGCGACACCCTTGAGAAGATTGAGTAAGTCATTCATTGCTCTGCCTTAACTGTTGTAGTTGACGGTTAACCTGTTTTTCCTTGCGCTCAATCCTAATCTCAGCCTTCTGAATCTTGATCCACATACTGATCAAGACTGGCGTGATGATTAAGACAATCGTTAGCATCACGCACACAAGAATCAAAATCCCTCGGTAAATGAATTTATCCATACCGCATATAGCCAAGAAACTACGAGCAGCGTGATAAACAATCCCATGCCAAGCTCAATCTTTTCTTGTCTGAACCTTTCTTGTCTGTAAGCCTCTATCTGTCTCCTAATTCTAATTTGTTCCTTGCGTTTTTGTTGTTCTGCTTGAACCTTAGAGTAGATGCTGTTGTAGTTCTCCCAGAGTGGTCCGAGTTGATAAGGCACATTCGCACCCCTCATCATTCCACTCAACTTGACATAGCTCTGGTCTAGTTCGTTTTTGTAAACAGAGAGTTCCAGAATCGTCTCAGGGTCTGGGTCACTACTTGCAAATACTTCTTCATACTTGATTTCCACATACTCGGTTAACTCCTTGTGGTGTCTGAAAAAAGCACCTAAGTGCTTAATGAATTGCTGGACGATCTCGGCTTCATTAGGAATGTGGGTTGTGTAGGTTTCCTTCTTTTTCGCCACAGGCTTAGTGTCTGTGGCTGCTGGCTTGGACTCGGCTGGCTTTGAGCCACCAAATAATCCGCTAAAGAATCCCCATATCCCTTTGACTTCCTTTGCGATTGCTTGGGCATCATCGGTTGCCTTCTTTATCTTCTGTACAGCAACCTTGCCCTGAGACAAGGCATCGCAACAGTAAGTGATCCCGTCATAAGCCAGTTGCATTGCCTTGAAAGCAGCGCCAATGGTAATGGGATCAAACACATCACTTCTTTATGTCTTTATAAATTTGGTAGCACTTATGGCAGATCATCAAGACGGTGTAGATCAAAGTAGCCCATATCAATATTTCGCTGACCTGATAGCCAGCGACAGTTGCAAGGGATACCGTAACTGGAGGTGCTACCTTGGCAACGATTGCAGCAGCGCCTTCAGTTGCGTGGTTATCTGTCGTCATGGCTGTTTGCCCCAGTCCTGAGCTGTTACGACTGCGATCAATGCAGGTACATCGGCTGCACCAGAGATTGCAGCTACAAGTCTTGAGCACTCTGCCACCACGCCAGCTCTGTAAGTGGCAACAGCCGTAGGTATAGCGACATCACGCTCTGCCTTACGAATGACCATCCAATCGGTCTGAGCCAACAACTTGTTAGCCGTGTCCTTGACTGTGGCAGTCCATTGAGACTTCAAGCCCTTAGTGACCAAGCGTTCTGTGGAGTCAACCATTGCTGGCTTGCCGTCTACTGTGCCTAGCACCTTGACATACATGGGGTTGCCGTCTTCGTCTGACTCTTCCCTGTCGTTCAAGAGTTTAGGGTTGTCTACGCCCCAATAGAATCTGTCATCGTAGGTTGTGGTTACATCTGCAACCTCTGTGATGCCTACTGCTTGCTTCTCAGCGAGACTTGTCAGGCGTAGCCAGTTGGCAGGGTATGAAGTTCCATCAATGGTGAATGGAGTATCGAGAGGGATGGTTTGGTTGTTGTGTTTAAACATGGGTTACCTTGCTAAAGAATTTTTAAATGGTGAGGAAGCAAATGCCGCATAAATATACGTTCCACCAGAAGCATTAACAACCGTAGCAGAACGACATTTAAAGCCATTAGAAAGTCCATCAATAGATGTAGCCGATGTTTCTGCGCCCGAAGTATCAGCCAACAATGTTGCTGACATTACGTTATATGTGTCTCTTGACGTATCCCAAATATACCAATCAGATGTACTGTCGGTTCGTTTAATCATCACCCAACGGGGTTGAAAATTGGTAAACACAAAAGTTCCATCCGTAGAAGCGTTACCCGTGTATGACCCAAAGGCTGAATACCCTGCTACTGCGGCAAAGCAGTAGGCGATAAGAGCAGAGCCACTATTGTTTATGCTTGAGTTTGAACCTACTGTAAAAACAGTTGATGTTGGCGATGTACTATTCATAAACCCTGTTGGGTCATTAACTTGTGCGCCAGTAGTGTTTAAAAACAATCTATATGCCGCACCAATACTTGTGTGATAAACGGGCCAACTATCTGTTCCTACACTACGATTTTTAATAATAATCATAGAAGGCGCAACACCAAGTCCATGACCTACTGTGGCAGTAGCACCCGTACCCGTATAAGTCACCACGCTAAAGCCTTGCGTAGCACCCACACTTACAGTTGATGTGATAGAGCCGTTAGTGTTGGATGCGGATGTGCCACCCGCTAACCATTGCCATCCGACATAAGTAGCAGAACTTGTGTTCATCTTTGCCAAAGCACCAACAGTAAATCCTGTGCTACCAAAAGCAGTTAAGCCTGTTGCTTGCGTAGTTTCTGCGGCTGTTGAATTGCTTACTAAATCCTTTGTTGTTCCACGAACAGAGTCATATAGCGCATGGTCTGTTGCACCACTTCTACCTTTTACCCACACAAAATCAGGTTGAAATGATGCATTTCCTACTGTGTTTGCTACTGTAAGACTTGCGCCTGTACCCGTATACAGCGTAGCCGCCATATAAGCCGCACCATTAGTGATGGTTGATGCGGGTAGGTTATAGGTGTTTAGAGCAACAAAGCCAGTTGGGGGTGTGTAGGTGAATGGGCGTTGACCGAAGTTGATAGCGGCACTCTGTGAAGAATTTTGATAGCATCCTACGCCACCATGTAGAGTTTTAGTTCCTGCTGTGTAGGTAGTAATAGCCCCAGTTCTACTTGCACCACTTGTAGGAACACCACTATTTATCCAAGTATTTGCATTAGCAAAATATATTGCACCATTATCACAATCGACTGCGACTCCAATTACAACGCCAGCAGAGTTCCATGTAGTAGTTGCAATAACTACTGTGCCGTAAGTATCTCCAGTTGACCTATATCCTGCAAATATAGAGCCTGATACATTTAAAGCACTTGTGTCAACTACATCTTCGACTAGTGCATAAGTAAAATTAGACCCAACACCAACTGCGGTAACTTCAAAATACCATTTCCCCGTAGTCATTCCGATAGTGGAATAACTAGCACCAACATTTGTACTATTTACACCTGCTATTTTTAATGACCCATCGGACAATGTGCCAGATGAACCAACTGCCAATGGATTTAGAGTTGCATAATTACTACTCACCGCACTCACAGTAGGCGAGTCCACCATGCTGTCGTAGGTAGAACCAGCAGTCACGCTGATGTTGTTCGGTGTCCAGTTGTTGCCGTTGCCAGAGTAATCCTTGCCGATAGTCGTAGCCGTGTTGCTAGAGTTATCGCTAAAGTTCAGATAGAAGCCGTTAGTGCCATAAGTACCCGTGTACTTCTTGGCTTTCCATACGCCTGTGATGGAGTCTGTTTCACCAAATGAAGATGGGGTTAGGGCTTGTCCGTCAATGAAGTTGATTTCGGTTAGGTAGCCGTCAAGGTAACTACTCCCTGTTGAAAAAGAGCCAATGCCATGAGCGACTGCCGAATTAACATATCCGCTAAAACTAGGTGTTGGATTTGTATTTGTACCAAATGATGTGACTTGTACGCTATTAACATACAGTTTTACTCTATCTCCCGCTGTGCCATTTGTAGTGTCATAAACTAACTGTATTTGATACCAAGCAGATGGGTCACGATAAACTGCTGTTGTTATTTTTTGCCAGTTATAAGACGGGCTTGTGTATTCATAAATTTCAATAGTATCGCTAGAAGTAAATGTAAGACGAAATTCAGCAGTACCAGTACCAGCAGAAAACAACGCTTGTGCTGACCCTAATTTTCCTCTTTTAACCCAAGCAGTCCATGTCCAAGTTGTTCTTGAACTAGCACTTGGAGTCCTATTAAAATAAGCACTCGCACTAGAGCGCAAACGCACACTCTTAGCAATGCTGTAACCGCTAGGTCTTGTCAGCAGAGTATCTTTTGATGCAAACATTATGCGAATGCCTGTGCGTAAGTGCCGTACCAGTTAGTGCCGTCAGCAACAAAGGTCAAGATGTCTCGCCCTGTGGTTGCCGTAGTGGTTAATGTTGGTGCAGTTCCACCAGCCCACTTCACAGATGTGAATGTCGCTGTGCGTGAGCCTGTGCCGTCTTGCACCGCTATCAAAATGAATGACTTGCCAGCCACATTTGTTGGCATGGTGAATGTGCAGTTACCAGTCATAGTCACAGTCTGCACAGTTCCATTGGTAAGTGCTAGAGTTTGTGATGTGCCTGAGTTACCGATAGAGACAACAGACTCAACATAGTTGGTTACTGTGGGGTTATTGATCGTGGGGCTAGTACCCAATACATTTGCGCCACTACCTGTGCTTGTGCTTACACCTGTACCGCCCTTGGCAACTTTAAGTAATGGACCAGCGTCAAAGAGAGCGTCGATGGTGTCCAGATCAGTATTGATCTTCGTGCCCCATGTGTCAGTTGACGCGCCTACCTCTGGCTTAGTCAGTAATAGGTTGGTTGTTGTGGTATCTGCCATATTTCACCTCATGCTGGGACTTGCGTCCATGTTTCTGAATTGTCCGATATTTCCGACCAATTTTCTGATGTGTCTGAAACTGGACTCCAGCTCTCAGATGTGTCTGTAACTGGTGTCCAAGTCTCGGATGTGTCTGATTGTGCTGTCCAAGTTTCTGGCGTGTCGGGTAATCCACCCCAGCCAAAGCCCCTCATAGTGCCGACAGAACCAGTTATCTCTAGCCCAATTATCGCAATAGATAAGACATTTGTAACGCTATCGACTGAAGCAGTCCCAGATACACCAGTAATTGGCACAAAGGATATGACCTCTGCGACCATAGTTCCGACTGATCCAGTCGATGCATTTCCAGTAATTGCAAAGGATGCTGTGCCACGCGCCACACTTCCAGCAGACAGCGTGGACTCGTTGCCAGATAGATCAAATGAAGTAGCACCACGGGCAACGCTACCAATGCCAGTTGTTGACGCATTACCGCTAAGTGCAAAGGATGTTTCGCCACGCGCAATATCCCCGACCGATAGGGTTGAAGCGTTATCGCTAAGTGCTAATTGCGTGGAATAAGTAACCGAGCCAACGGCAGTAGTAGAAGCGTTGCCTGTAACGGCAAAACTTCTCTCTCCTACCGCTAGAGTTCCAACCGATAGGGTTGCAGAGTTACCAGTTATTGCAATGGTTCTGGATACGCCAACCGAGCCAACATTGCCAGTTGCTACCGTTCCATCTTCTTGCTCTGCAATGTTGACACCGAGTGTGCCGACAGAGCCTGTGGCTGCATTACCGCTAAGTAAGACATTAGATTTGCCATACGCGCCCATGCCGTATGTGCCAGAGCCGTATGACCCAGCCGTTATTGGGTAACTGCCTGTCCCGTAACTGCCTGAGCCATAGGTTCTCATATTAAAACGCAGCCACGCTGCGCCCCATTAAGCCAAACGAATCAGACCAGTAGAGGAGTCGTTTGTCGGCATGGTTAAGGTAAATGTTCCAGCCGTTACGGTCTGTGAACCGAAGGTGTGGACGCTGACAGCCTTGTTTGACTGACTTGAGTTGTAGATCAAGACTGCATCAAAGGCAGTTGATAGGGTCACATTAGAAAAACTAATGGATGCCGATGGTGTCCAGTAGGCAGTTGTGCCGTTGGTTGCTGGCGCTGTGGCATTTGTCACCGTAGCACCACCAGCCGTGTAGTTCGTTCCTGTCACCTCTCCAGTAGAAGAGTAGGCAGTAGTAGACGCATTGACTGTGGCAGATGCCAAGTACAGAGCAGCCTTGAATGTGTCAGCAGCCGTAGAAGCGCGTACAACGCCTGTACCGAAGTTGTGCGTACCAGTTAATAGTTCACCCTTGAATGAGGTGCAGAGGGCTTGTGTGTTAGCCATAGATATTTCCTTATAAAGATTGAGCGACTGGTTCACCAGTCACGGTCATACGCTTTAAGGTCATATCGACTGAGCGATGCACAAGCTCGCCTTCTAGCCAATATTCCACCCAGTTTGTCGTCTCGTTTTCGTTGTCGATAGTGCCTTCTCGCTTCTCTAGCAAGGAGTCGTCCATCTCGCCTTTTGTTGTGTTCACTAGCATCTGTTACCCCAAAGTTCTTGCGCGTGTGATTAGAGTGCCACCAGATGTAGCGCCACGGTCATCGGCTTGTTTGACCTCTTCAAGACCCGTCTTGTAGAGCGATGCCCATGTAGCAATTCTCGCATCATCTTGTAGGTACGGTGCTGCTTGCATGAGAGCGCCATAGAGATAAACATCAGGCGCAGCAGTCAATAGCCAGTTTGTTGTGTTCGTAGTTGATAACTTACTCAACTTTGCGTAGTAAGTTAATTCGCTTGTGTATGAGGAGTCTGGTATTGGCACAAAGCGAAACTGTCCACCCACCACGCTGAAATACGCTGGCTTGCCTGACGAGTTGTACACAACAGATAAGTTGTCCATTGAGTCGATGGTCTCAAACTGCAATGGAGTGACTGGATTGGTGTTTAACTTGAAGGACTTAACCTCAAGAAAGTCTGCTGGTACGGCTGCGTACTCGGTGTCAATAGTTGCCGTAGAGCGGGAGATCATCTGTCTGGTGCGCAGATTACGCTCGATCTGAGCCTCTGCCAAACTAATAAAGTCAGGAATAGCAGTAGTTAGGTCTGAGCGATTAAGCCAGTCCCCGACAGATGTCTTTAACTCAGCATAGGTTGTTAGCGCCATCTTCAGCCTTTTCTGCTTTCTCAAGATCACGCATTACCCAAGTGTGATCGTGCTTGAATTCAAAAGTCCCAATGTGTCCGATTTCCTTCGACACATCGTGGTCTATGTAGATTTTAAAGCCAGCAGCCTGTGCTTTACGACAGAAGAAAATGTCCTCACCAATATAGCCACGCTTGTCGGTGCGCCAAGGAGTCTCAAACCAAGGTTCTGTCAGTCTCTCGAATACTCTGCGCTTAATAAGCATCACGCCCATGCCAATAGAGTGAACTTCCTCTAATCCTGTTGACTCTGGCATCGTGTAGACGAGCTGTCTCTCGCCGTTAACCTCATTCTGAGCAGTCGGTCCTGTTGGCATCCTGCGTCTTGCACAGTTCGTTGCAACGATGTCTAGATCGTGCTTCATTAGTCTCTCAATCATGTCTTGTGGGAAAGTCATGTCTGAGTCCACAAACAAGACATGGGTACAACCCTCACGCATTGCGTCTAGGCACAGGTCAGCACGCTGATTCTGAATCAGAGTTCCTTGCACAATCTTTAAGGAAACGGCATCCATCGTATTGATGGTGTGATACGCGACCATATTGACCATACAGAAGGTGTAGTTTGCGTGAACCATGTCACGCGCTGGTGTGCAGACTGCAATGTAGTTTGGTGTCATACTTTTCCTGATCTTGTTCTGAAATATCTGTTTTCTGGATCGTTTAACCAGCGCTTCATGTAAGCCTGATCGTCCAACTTACCTTCAGCCTTTAACTGAAAGTAGATTGACATTGGAATACTTGCAACCTTATTCCATTCGCTCCAACGAGCACGCTCATCAATCTGTGCAAATTCTTGTTTGTTTTCTTCAATGACATCAGTCACATCTTGCTGTGTCTGGATCGTTGCTTGCCCAGTCTCATCGTCAAAGTGAAATGTGCGCGTGATCCCTTGATCAGCGTCTGTACTAAATAGTCTTTTTTCAATCATGTAAAAAAAGGGTCTGAGTTTCCCCAGACCCTTCGTTAGTTCAATTAAGAAGTAACTAAGTCAGCA